ATTGCTATGGGACCAGAATGTTATAGCGATAGAAAAAGTCCTTGGTGTAAAGTAGGAGATTGGGTTATTTTTGGTAGATATGCAGGAGCAAGAGTTTCTGTACAAAAAGTAAAAATGGTGTTATTAAATGATGATGAGATTATTGCAACTTTGGAAAATCCAGAAGTAGTAACTCAACAACTGTAACATACATTAACGAAAGTTAATGCCAACATAGGAGAAACTATGATAGACGAAAAAGAAAATAAGAATGAAGAATTAGAAGTTAATCTTGAAGAAGTTGAAACAGAGAAAGAGGTCAATGTACCTTTAAATCCGTTAGAAAAACTTCAACAAATGCAAGAAGAACCTTCTAAAAATGAAGATAAATCTTTTGAGAACGAAAGAGAGATTAAGCTTGAAGAGAAAAAAGATGAAAAAGCTCCAGCTTATTCAGAAGATATGCCTTATTCTGTTAAAGTTCGTAAAAGAATCCAAAAAGAAGTAGCTAAAAGAGCAGAAGCTGAACAAAAGAATGTTGATTTAGAAGAAAAATTAGCAACAATGGAAAAAAGAACTTATGATATAGCTAATAAATCATTAGGTAATCAACTTTCTAGTGTTTCTACTCAACTTAAATCAGCAATTGAAGAAGGTAATACTGACGAACAAGTAAAATTGTATGAAAGTATGGCAGAAATTCGTAGTCAAATGACTAAAACAGAAGATTATGCTTCAAGAGTACCTCAAAAAGAAAAAACTGAAAAAAAAGCTCCGCCTTTAGCCACCGATTGGGTAAAAGAAAATTCACAATGGTTTAATAAACCTGGTTATAGAAAAGAAACAGCTATGGCTTATGGAATCGATGCTGAATTAACAGAAGAAGGTTGGGATGTGCACGATCCTGGATACTATGATGAGATGAGTAAAAGACTAAAATCAAGTGGTCTAACTTATTTTAGTAAGTCAGAAGAAAACACTTCCAAAGCTGCTGAAAATGTGGTACAAAAAACTAATAGAGTGCAATCTCCAGTTGCTGGAGTTTCTCGTAAAACAGGAACATCTGGTAATAGAGTTAAACTAACCTCTGACGATTTATCAACTGCTAAAACTTTTGGTATAGACATCAGTGATGAAGTGGCACTAAAACGATTTGCTAAAGAAGTAAAAAGCTTTAGCGACACAGGACAATAGAAAGGAGCCTGACATTATGAACAAAGATAATAAAATAAACAATGAAACTAGAATAGAAAAATCTACAATAGTTTCAAAATGGCGACCGAGTAACTTATTAGAAGCGCCTGAACCAAGACCTGGTTTCGCTCAGAGATGGGTAGCAACTATGGTGTTAGGACAGGAAACGCCTACGAATGTAGCTAAACGGTTGAGAGAAGGTTGGCAGCCTCGAGACATTAAAAGTGTCAAAGATGGTCAACATTTTCCAACGATAGAACATGGCAAATTCGCTGGGCATATTGGAATAGAAGGAATGGTACTTTGTGAAATGCCTGAAGAAATGGTTAATCAAAGAAATGATTACTATGCTCAAATGACTAACAATTTAATGCAGTCAGTTGAACAAGACATGAACAGAGCTGAAACACCAGGCCAACCTATCCAAAGGTCTTTTAAATCTAGAGTTAGTTCGGACGGCAATTAACAACTAACAAAGGTAAATAAAAATGGCGAATGTAAATGCACCAAATGGTTTCGTACCATTGAGACATTTAACAGGCGGTGTTATTAGAGCTAATGAATATGCAATTGCAAATGGCTATGCAGCCAATCTTGCAAGTGGAGACCTCGTTACTTTAACTACCGATGGAACAATTATAAGAGGCACAGCGGGCGGTACAGCTCTCGGTGTTTTTTATGGTGTTGAGTACATCGATAATGACACCGGTGATGTTAAATTCAAAAAAGTTTGGAACAATGCACAAACAGCAAAATCGGGTGAACCGATTAAAGCTTATGTGTATGATGATCCAAATATCACTTACGCAGTCCAAACTAACGGCGTATTCGCAACAGCAAATGTTGGTGAATTAGCTAATGTTACAATTGGAACGTACAACTCAACATATGGACATTCAACTGATGAATTAGATATCGCAACTCTTGCAACGACTGCAAAAGTTTTGAGAATACTAAGATTAATTGATTATCCAAATAACGCAGCAGGCGCTGATGCATCAGTAGAAGTAGTAATAAATCTATCTCTATATGGTACTCGTCAGGCTGGTGTTTAACCTTAACAATAGGAGTTAAAAAATGGCTTTAAACAGAGCACTTTTTACCAAACAGCTCAATCTAGGTTTAAACACCGTGTTTGGTATGGAATATGATAGATATCCTGAGCAATGGAGATCATTATATTCTACAGAGCAATCAATGAAAGCATTCGAAGAAGATGTACAAATGATCGGATTCGGTGCTGCACCAACTAAAGCAGAAGGTGCCATGATCAATTATGATTCTGGCAGAGAAGGCTTTGTCTCAAGATATGTGCATGAAACTGTCGCTTTAGCTTTTGCGATTACAGAAGAAGCTGAAGAAGATGGCTTGTACGGTTCTCTAGGCGCTAAATACGCAAGAGCACTAGCAAGATCAATGCAACAAACTAAAGAGATCAAAGGTGCAAATATCTTTAATAATGCAACTACTACTTCAACTGGAGGAGACGGCGTAGCTTTAATGAACGGCTCTCACCCACTTGGTGGCGGTGGTACAGCATCTAACATCCTAGGCACACCTGCGGATTTATCTGAAACGTCTTTAGAGACACTTTTAGTTCAAATCTCAACTGCTGTAGATGATAGAAGCATACCTGTTGCATTATCAGGAAGAAAACTTGCAGTTCCACCTCAATTGGTGTTCGTTGCAGAAAGAATTATCAAGTCTAATTTAAGACCTGGTACTGCTGACAATGATATCAATGCAATGAGAAACATGGGTATGATACCTGAAGGTGTAGTAGTAAATCAAAGATTTACTAACCCTGATCAGTATTTTATCCTAACTGATTGCCCAGATGGAATGAAACACTTCGTTAGATCACCAATCAAAAAAGCTGTTGAAGGCGATTTTGAAACTGGTAATTTAAGATACAAGTGCAGAGAAAGATACAGCTTCGGTTTTACAGACTGGAGAGGTGTATACGGATCTGAAGGCGTAGCATAATAATAAACAATTACTAGGCGTAGCAATACGCCTAGTAGTTTTAAACTAACCCAAACGACTGCGAAAGCAGACTATTATAAGGAGATAGACTATGGGAACAACTACATTTTCTGGCCCAATTAAGGCTGGAGCAATTAAAGAAACAACTGGAACTACTTTAGGTTCAGATGTAAAAAACACAGGTCAAGTTGTGATGTCACAATCACAAGCTATAACTCAAGCAGATGGAACAACTAATATTGTTATTCCTGCAAACTCACAAATCGTAGCAATTGAATTATCGGTAACTGCAATTTGGGATGGAGCAGCAAGTACAGCTGGTTTAGGTTGGACTGGTGATGCAACTGCATTAACAGCAACTACAGCAGTAGCTGGTGGAACACTTGGTATTATTTCTGCAACAGCAGGAGCTGATGCAACAAGAGTTGGAAACTGGGCTGACGTTGGAACAACTGATAGAAGAATCCTTGTAACTAACGTTAACACAGGTGATGGTACCGGTTTTATAACTGTTAGATACGTTCAAAATAATAATTTAAGTTAATAATTAATTCGAGGGCCTTCGGGCCCTCCTTTAAAATATGAAATTTGATTTAGATTTTTTAAGACAAACAGGTGAAGCTCTTTCTTCTTTTGGAAAAAAAGATGAAGAAAAAATTATAGATTATTCTAATACCGATGAAGAAGATGATAAATCTACTCAAGAATCAGTAACTCCAATAGTATTAGATAAATCAGATGATGAAAAAACTGTTGATGAATCTACAACAGAAGTAATTCAAACAAAAACTGAAAAAGAAAAGAAAAAAGATACAGAAGATAGTTTAGAAAAAAAATTAGCTAATATAGAAAAAGTTATTGATAAATTTGGTGGATCTCAAACTCTTCCAACTGGTCAATTACAAAGTGGCAGTATTAATGATAATATAAATCAAAGACCTTTAGATATGGGAAATGTTCAAGCTAAAGCAGCACAAGCTGATTATTTAAAACCTTCTACTGTACCTAATGACAGAATTGCTTTACTATATGAAGACTTAAAAAAATATAACCTAATTTAGGAGAAATTATGGCAGGATCAGACATAAATGTTGTAAGTAAAAATAAAGCAGCATTATCTAATGTAGCTTCAAATGTAGCCACTACAGTTACTTTATTTGCTGGACCAATGAGACTAAAAGGTTTTATAGTAGAGCCTTCGACTGTTGCTGGTGTTCTTACTTGGAAAGACGGTGGAACAGATGTATTTGAAATTGAAACAGGTAATGTATCTGTAGGTGCTTCAACAGTATCTATGAATTTACCAGAAGATGGTATAAAATTTAAAACAAGTATACAAGTTTCATCAAGTTTAGCAGGTGCTAATGTAGCAACTATAAATGGTGTAACAGCATTTTTTGCATAATGGAGAACTATGGCTTTATCAGGAACTTCGACATTTACTTTAACAGTAAATGATGTAATACAAGAGGCTTATGACAGAATAGGTGGTGATCCTATTTTAGGTTATGATGTAAGGTCCGCTAGACGTAGTATGAATATTATGTTTAGTGATTGGGCTAACAGAGGTTATAACCAATGGACTGTAGAATATAAAACTTTAGCTATTACTACAGGAACTATTCAATATACTTTAGATTATGATACTGTAGATATCATTAATGCAAATATTCAAACAAGTGATGGAAATGAATATGCAATGACAGCACTAGGTCTTAATGACTATGCAGTTATTTCAAATAAAACTACTCAAGCTAGACCTACACAATATTATTTACAAAGATTAAATACTCCCGTACTTAAAATTTATCCAGCTCCAGATACTAATTATACTCTTACTTATTATCGTATGAGAAAAATAGAAGATATAACTGCTTCTACAGTCAGTGGAGTAGAACAAAACATTGATGTGCCATTTAGAGCTTTTGAGTGTATGTGCGCAGGACTTGCTTATTATCTTTCTAAAAAAAGAGTAGGGATTGCTCCTCAAACTCAACAAATATTAAAAGTAGATTATGAAGAAGCTTATCAGAGATTAATTGCAGGTGATGATACTCCTTCAACTAGAATTATACCAGCAACAGGCAACAGCTTTTATTCGTAATGGCTAGAGTTCCAGCAAGTACTAGACCTCATAGAGCACCTTCAGCAAAATTTGCAGGTGGTAGACATGCACAAGCAATATCTGATAGATCAGGTATGGCATTTCCTTATCAAGAAATGGTATTTGAATGGACTGGAATGTTTGTTCATACTTCAGAATGGGAACCTAAACAACCTCAATTAGATTTAACTTATTTTACTGATGCACAAACTTTACAAAATGCTAGACCTCAAGCGAGTATAAGTGCAACAGAGGCTGCAAGAACTGGTGGAGGATTACCAGGATCTCAAACAGGTGGTGTTCCTAATCAAGTAACTGTTTTACCTGGATTTGAAAATACATCAGGTCAATCTGTTTATGTTGGAGTTGCAACTATTCCAACTTCTTGGTATACTAACAACACAAATTTGTTACAGATAGGATTAGGAAGTGTTACTGTTGTAACATGATAAAAAATAAAAAATTAAAAGTAATGATTGGAACACCTTGTTATGGTGGTCAATTAACAGAAGCTTATCTACATGGAATAATGGATTTAACGAGAGTAGCTTCTCAAAATAATTTTCAAGTTAATTTAAATACTATTGGTAATGAAAGTTTAATCACAAGAGCTAGAAATACTTTAGTCAGTCAATTTTTAGATATGGATAAAGAAGATGATAGTTTTACTCATTTAATGTTTATTGATGCAGATATAGGATTTAGAGGAGAAGCTGTAAGACGTGTTTTAGAATCAGGTTATGATATAGCTTGTGGAATATATCCTAGAAAAGCTATTGAATGGGATAAAATTCCTGACTTAATTAAAGTAAGTGATAAAAATTTAGAACAAAGAGCTTTAGGTTATAATTTAAATTTTGCAGATCCTAATAAAATTGAATTAACTGGTGGTTTTACTGAAGTAATGGATGCTGCAACAGGTTTTATGTGTATTAAAAAAGAAGTTTTTTATCAGATGAAAGAAGCTTATTCTAATCTTAAATATACTAGCGATCAAATAGTTAATGGAAAAAGATATGGTAGTGACAATTGTTATGCATTTTTTGACTGTATTATTGATGAAAAAAGTAATAGATATCTATCAGAGGATTATGCTTTTTGTAGATTATGGCAAAAAATAGGTGGTAAGATACATGCTGATCTTCAAAGTCCTTTAACGCATTATGGAACTTATCCATTTGCAGGACACGTTTGGACTAAATTTAAAGTTGATGAGGTAATTAAAGATGGCAATGACATACAGCAGTCTAAAGACTGATATACAAACATGGGCTGAAAATACAGGTACAGATTTTAATAGTCAATTAGATACTTTTATAGATAATACATTTGATTCTTTATCAAGAGATATAGACCCTATTGGATTTAACGAAAATGTAACTACTACAGCAGTAGCTGGAGATAGATTTGTAAATCTTCCTACTTCTATCGAGCCTATGTTATTTAATTATTTAACCCTTACTGTAGGCTCTAATGTAAGTTATTTAGAATTAAAAACTTTAGCTTTTTGTCAAGAATATTGGCCTGATTCTTCTCTTCAAGGTCAACCTAAATATTTTTCTAATTTTGATGATGATCGAGTATATTTAGCTCCTACTCCAGATCAAGCTTATACTTTAAAACTAGGATATCAAGGAAAAATTAATCCTTTATCTAATACTAATACTACCAACTGGTATACTGAAAATATTTCAGATGTTTTATTATTTGGCTGTTTAGCTCAAGCAAATCTCTTTACAAAGAACCTAGAAGATTATACTATATATACAAATTTGTATAATACAAGAGTTGCTACTGTTAACAATGAAGCCCGTAGAAGAAGAAGAACGGACTATAAGTTTCCAGGTAGCCCTGTTGGTACAAACACATTAACTGGAGGACAATAATATGGCAATAATACAAGCGATATGCACAGTATTTAAACAAGACTTGATGTCGCCTGGTGGAAACCTTGCTGCTCAAACTCTTAAATGTGCACTATATACTAATGCGGCATCACTGGCAGCAAACACATCTGTTTATATAACAGGAAGCGAAGTATCTGATTCAGGAACTAACTACACTATTGGTGGAAATACATTAACTAATGTAGCTATCACTGTGGATGGAACTACTGCAATTTTTGATGCTGATAATGTTACATTTCCAAATGCAACAATTTCTGCTCAAGCTGCTTTACTGTACAATAATTCTAATGCTAATGCTGCGATTGCAGTTTTAGATTTTGGAGGAGTTAAAACTTCTACAAACGGAACTTTTGAATTACAGTTTCCAACTGCTAACGCATCTGCTGGCTTAATCAGAATAGCATAAGGAGAAACTCCTTATGGCAAGTACTTGGGGTCAAGGACAATGGAATTTAGGTTCATGGAATAATTCTGCATCAGGTGCGTCCATTAACGGAATTGCACTTAGTACTTCTACTGGTACTGTAGTTATTGGAGAAGGTACAGGTAATATACTTTCTATAACAGGATTGTCTATTCCTATTGATCTTAATTTTGGTAATGGTTGGGGAAGAGAAGAATGGAATTCAGGAGCTTGGAATGAAAGTCTTGGAGATGTTATTTCAGGTGACGGAAATGTATTTATTGAAGATGGTCAATCTATAACCTCTTCTGTTAATAATATTGTTATTAGTGGTAGTGCTCCATTTGCAATTTCAGGCGAAACTTTAACTACTGATTCAGGTACTATAAGTATAACTGCAGCTACTACTAATCTTATTACTGGTCAACAAGCAACAGGAACTATTGGAACTTATTCAATAGCAGCTGATGGAACTATGACTATTGTAGTTCCTGAATTTACAATAAATACTTCTTTAGGAAATACTGTAACAGGAACTGCTAATTCGATAGATATTAATGGTCAAAGTATAACATCTTTTTTATCTAATATTGTAACAGACACTGAAAACTTTATTCCAATCACTGGAATTAATGCTAATGCTAATGTAAGCTCTATAACAATTTCTACTTCAGGATTTTTCTCTATAACTGGTCAAGAAATAACAATAGATTTAGCTACAATAATTCCTAATTCTAATAATAATATAAGTATGACAGGAATTCAAGCTAATGTAATACCAGTAGATTTAAGATTTTGGGATCCTATTGCAGATGATAATATTGAAACTTGGACAAATATTTAGTGTACAAATTCATACAAATATATACTATTTACAAATATAAATTAATAAGGTATAAAAAACTATGTCAACTTATTCTTCTGATTTAAAACTTGAACTAATTGCAACTGGTGATGCTTCTGGTACTTGGGGTGATGATACAAATAATAATTTAAATTTAATTCAACAAGCAATTGCTGGTTATGAAGCTATCACGTTATCAAGTGGTAGTACTCTTGCTCTTGCAATGACAAATAAATCAATATCAACTGCAAGAAATATGGTAATTAAATTTGCTACTGCAAGTATTGCAGCAAGTACAATTTGCACTATACCAGACAGTATAGAAAAATTTTATATATTTGATTGTAGTGGTTTAACTAATCCAGGTAATTTAACAATTAAAACTGTAAGTGGAACTGGGTTTACTCCAGATGCAGCAAAAATTTATGCAGCTTATTCTGATGGAACTAACATTACTGAAATATCTTTAGATACTTTAGGTGGAACGATCGGAAGTGCACAAATAGCAGACGATGCAGTAACGTCTGGAAAAATTATTGCTAATGCAGTAACGACTGTAAAAATTTTAGATGCAAATGTAACTACTGCTAAACTTGCAGCTAATGCTGTAACTACAGCAAAAATTACAGATGCTGCAGTATCAGCTGACAAATTAGCAAACACTGCAGTGACTGCAGGTTCTTATACACTTGCCTCAGTAACTGTAGATGGTCAAGGTAGACTTACTGCAGCATCGACTGGAGCTGCTGGTGGAGCTGAGGGATACTCAATAACAGAATTTAGAACAGGTTCACAGAGTTTTAATTACTCTGCAACTGATACCAATGCTACAAAAGCTTCTGGAATAATTTCTGGAGGAGGTGGCGGCGGTGGCCGTTCAAACCAAGGAGCAGGTGCAAGACCGGGTGGTCATGGTTTCTTTGGTGTATATGCGATTGATGTTTCCCCGGGAACTTTAGAGGGAACGGCTGTTCAAGTTGGAACTGGCGGAAGTGGCGGTGCCTCAGGAGTAGCTGGCCAAGCAGGCGGTACTTCAAATTTTGGAAACGTTGTAAACGCAGGAGGTGGAGGCGGAGGTGCTTATCCACATACGCCTGGTAGTCCAAGAGCTTCGGTTGGAACCACAAACACAAGCGGCATATTTAATTATAGTACAACAGATTTTTCACCAAGTACAACCAACGTTGCTCCTCCTTCTCCAGGAACTGGAGGTAATGACAGTAATAATAGCAATTCCGTTGGTAGAAAGTTTTTATCAATTGGAGGACAAGGCACAGGTACCCCTGCTTCATCGTCTGCTGGTGGTGATGGTTATATTTATATATTTGAACAAATAACATAGGATTAAAAGATGGTAAGTATATTTCTTAGAGAAGATGATCAAGTTTGGAGAGTAGCAAAAGATGATGCTGATGCTACTTCTGTAGAAACAAACTCTGGAGACACTTTAGTTAAAAAAACATTAACTCAAGCTGACTACGATGCAATTGTTGGAAACACAAAAACAATCGCAGAAGGTGCTACTAAAGACAATATTATTTTAGTAGATTTACCTCAGCCCACACAATCTAAAACATTGTTTATTGAACAGTGTAAAGCAGAAGTATACTCTTTTGATTCTTTTTTAGAAGGCAGTAAACCTTCTACAATGAGGGATAGACTTTTATCTTACAGAACACTTTTAAACATAGCTAAAGAAACAGCGGAACAGACTTCAGATGATACAACTTTTACAGGTTTTCCTCCACAGTATGTAGCTTCTTTAAACCCTGGAGTAGAAATATTTCACATATTGCAAATACCTTCATAAGGGGTATTATGCCTTCTTATGAAAGACATAAAATTTATTGCTCCTAAAATTTATATAGATAATTTTGAAGAAAGACCTGAACTGTCTTTAAATCATTTACCTGATTGGTATAAAAAACTTAAACACCATCCTAATAAAGAAACTATTAAAGGTTGTCGTCCAGTTATGGATTCAATGACAGCTGGTTATGTTCTAACTTTACCTCAAGAATATTACATTGAAATAACAACCTTAGAAAAAGATAAATATAAAATTCATGTTCGATCCAGTTATATAGGTTTTGCGGGTAATTCAAGATACAAAGATATAAATCTAAATTTAGATATGGCAGCATCTTCACACCAACCTTTTCAAATAGAAGGGTCTCCTCAACTTAAAAAAAACTTTAATTTTCCTGTAATGAAATTTCTTAATCCTTGGAAAATAGAAACACCTTCTGGTTATTCATGTTTATTTACCCCTCCTTTAAATCAAGTAGATGATAGGTTTGAAATTATTAGTGCTGTCGTAGATACGGACTCCTACGGCCCATATATAAACTTTCCATTTTTTTTAAAAAAAGATTTTTTATTTAAAAACATGAAAGATGGAAAGTATTTTTCGATCCTTAAAAAAGGAACTCCTTATTGTCAAATTATTCCATTCAAAAGAGAAGGTTGGAAGATGAAAATAGAAGAAGGTGATGAATCTGTTCCAGGAAGTATGCTTACAGAAAAATTTAACTGGTACAAAAATAAGATTTGGCATCGTAAAACTTATAAATAATTATTTTTTACTTAAATCAATATCTTTACTATTGCTTAATTTACTCTGATACTTTTCAGGTAAATTTGCATTGAAAGTTATAATAGTATGAACGAAAGTATTAATAAAATCTTTAGAAGTATCAAAACTTAAAAGCATTCCACCTTTAAAAAATATTCTCAATCGTTCTTTCCAAGAAAAATTAAATTCTATGTTTCCTTTTTTTATTTGTTTAATTTCCATAAAACTTTATACCTTATAATTTTAAATAATCCAACCCAACATGTTGCCCAGCTTCTCCTTTGAACCATGTATTAAAAGATAAAGTAGTTCTTATTTTATCACTTGGATTAGGTTTTACATCGTGAACTAAACTAGATGGAAAAATAATTAAATTACCTTTGGTTGCGGTTACAGTTAAATTTTCTTCTAGATAAGGAGTGAGTTGTTCTTTTTTAAAAGTTATTTGTTGAGATAACTTAGTTGGACTATGAAATCGTGTCTCAGTATGTTCACCAGTTAAATAACAAACACCACTATAAATACTATTTGGATGACGGTGTAGATGATGTCCTTCACCGGGTTTACTAATGGTAAGCCAGGATTGAGTAATATATATCTCTGCTCTTTTATCAAAGCCCATTAAATTATGATGATAGTTATAAACATGTTTTAATACAAATTCTTTTAAACCTTTTAATTCCTCCTTTTCTAAAAAAGAACTATTTTGACTTGTATAATTTAATGAATTTAAAACTGCTCCAATATTTTTAAAACATTCATTTTCTTTTTCATTTATTTCATATTTATCAGAGGATAGGTAAAGAGGCTGTGAAAATAATTCTATTATTTCACTCATTAAAAACCCCAACTCACAAAAGAATATCTAATACCTTCTTTGACATCTTTTACTCGATGTGAATATAAAAAATTACTTGGAAACAATAAAATATCTCCTTGTTTTAATTTAATATCATATTCCTCATTAAATATAAATTCCCCTCCAGTATAATTGTCATTTAATACTCCTACAACAGAAATTATAGGGATACCTTTCTTCTTACCATCAAATATAGAATGAATATGATCAACATGACTATTCATATTAGTACCTACTTTATATTTATTAAATCTTACTGTAGTTAAAGCTGTGATCCAAGAATGAATATTATGTTTTGCCTTATAGTTCTCACAACATTTAATAATTACATCTTGTAAAAACTTTTGTTCTTCTCCAGCAGGTAATATCTCTAATTCTTTATTATTTCTAGAACCTACAATTTGACCCTGGTCGTTAGACCATTGGTGGGAAATCCATTTTTTCTGTTCAAGTGAGGTAATTAAATGATTACAATAATCTTTATCTAATGCATTTTGAACTACTATGTAGTCACTAATTTGTTTCATATTAAACTTTCTATTACCTGGTTATGTGTAATATAATCTTTTGGAGAAGTAAACAAGTTCTTATGTTGTTGTATGGCAAAAGATTTTAAAGGTAATGCTGAATCTAGTTCTTTTTTAATATTTTCTATATTAAATTTATTTAATGCATGTAGTAAAATAATCCAATTAGGAGCTCTAAACATATGCCAGCCGATAGTAAAATCACTGTTTCTAATCATTCTTATTTTTGCAATCTCTAGTTTTTCTTGTACACCATCTAAAATAGGTAACTCTTGCATTTCTTTCCAGAACAACGTGTCTTGTTTTTTAGTTAAATAATGAAGCTGAACAAATTCCATTAAATTTGTAAATAAATAATCATTATGTTTATTAAAAGATTTTTTATCTAGTGAAGGTAAAAATTGATTTAAACAAAAAGCTTGTTGAATAATACTACCAATAGAAGTTGCTTCTAAAGGTTCTACAAATCCGGCTGATAGACCAATAGCTACAACATTCTTATGCCAAAATGTTTTAACTCTTCCTGCTTCAAATTTAAAAAATCGAGCCGGCTCTATTTTTTGTTGATATAGTATTTCTACTTCTTCAATTGCTTTTTCTTCTGTTGTATGATTTGAGCTATAAACATAACCATTACCATACCTTTTTTGTGTTGGTATTTTCCAATTCCAACCATTATCCATCGCTCTTGATAAAGTCCAAGCATTGTATTGTTTTTCTTTAGAAGTAGGAAAGGCGAACGCCCTATCTAAAGGAAGATATTTTTTGTAAGAAATGTAAGGAACATTTAAATGTTTCTTTAATAAAAAACTAGAAAAACCACTACAATCAATAAATAGATCTGATATATATTTTTGTTTTTCCCCAATTAAATATTTAATATTACCTAAATCATCATTAACAACGTTAATAATTTTATCTTCAAAGATATTTATATTTTTATTAATACAAGTATTTTTTAAAAAACTATTTAATTTAAAAGTATCAAAATGATATTGTAAAACTAAATTTTTATAATTTTGATTAATAAACTTATTTTCATATAAATTTTGATGGCACATATACTTAGCATTAATTTCACGAGATATTAAATTTGCATACAAATAGTAATAATCACCAGTTTCTTTACTGAATTCAGAGTTTACAGAATGAAGAAATTTTTCTTTAGTCCAGCCTTCAAACATAATACCTGATTTGAGTGTGGCATCAGTTTTTTTAATTAATTCTTTTAAATCTATTCCAACATAGTCCATGAACTCAGCCCAATGTTCCGTAGATCCTTCACCTACTCCTACGATACCAATATCATCTGATTTAATTATATTAATATTGTAATTAGGAAATTTTGTTTTTAAAATTAAAGAGGTTACTAATCCTCCTGTTCCAGCGCCTAAAATATTTATTTTCATATAACAACCGAAGTATTTGAATCATCCCAATCTTTTATATCAAGCATATTAAAAGCTAAACTATATCTTTCATCAACATCAGAAGGTAATACAAAATGTTTCATGATAGCCTCAAATAAAATAAAACGTCCTTTTATTGGATTAATCACTTTTTTTATTTCTGGAAAACTTGTTCCTGAACCCCCAGTTGTAAGATATAATATACCACAAAAAGCCGATGCTTCTTGATGAGAATGGCAATCTGTTGAATCTCCTTTATTCATTAACACACCCCAAGAATCTTTAATAATGAAAGGACGTTGCCAAATTTTTTTGATATCTGGTGTAATTATTTTTATAAAAGAATTAAAATCAGAATCATTATTAAATCTTTCAAAGGCAGTCATGTGAGGAACATTTGTTTTATAACTTAATGTTGGATCAATATTTAATTTAATTTTTTCTATTAAACGATTACATAAATCCATGTCCGTTATATCATTAGAGATAATTTTAACCTTCTTTTCAATAGTAAATTCTAGTTCTTGCATTATATCCTATCTACAAAAACTGTAGTTATTGTCTCATCATTTTTAATATTACGCCAACCAAAATCATATGAATTTTTATATTTTTGTTTTAAATAAAAATAAGCTTCATGGTTCCAGTTACCGTTATCAAGTATTAAAAGGTTTTTGTAATCATATATTTCAATTAAATTTTTTGCAATAACTTCTCTCGATATGTTTTTATAGTTATTATCTATTAATATATAATGTGCTTCTTCAATAGATTTTTTAAATTTAGAATCTGAAATAGTTTTAAAATTAAAAGGTAATATTTCTACATTTGCTATACTTAAATTTTTTATATATTCAATATATTTGGGATCATCTTCATAAGAAGTAATTTTTTTAAAAAATTTACTAAAATAAATTGTTGAATTACCACATCCAAATTCAACTAAATTAAAATTTTTAGTATCTTGTTTTTTAAACCATTCTAAAAAACTAAAAGCTAGTAAAGGAATAGGGTCTAACATTAGACGTAGTTTATATTAATATTAAAACGTATATCTTGGTCAGTACAGCTTGTGCTTTGATGAGGTTTGCTGGTGTCCAGGAACACAGCTCGATTAGCAAGACTTTCTATTTTGGTTCCATCTTCTAAAATAGTATAGCCGTTATTATTATTGATATGAAATATCAAGCCTCTATGTGGAACTGGTAAATCAATATGTTTAGCATGAGTAAATTGATTTTCAGTTGAAGGGTAACAATTAGCTTTTGCTCTTATTAAAGAATAGTAAGTAAAATTATCTAAAATAGGAATAACTATTTCTTTAAAAAAATCACTTTTTACAGAATTATCTGTATAAAAATAATGTACAAAATGATATAGATCATCGGACTTTGGAGAGGCCGTCCCTATCTTATAATAATAAGGTAAGTCAAACGTCACCATTTTTTGTATCTTTTCAAATATTGTTCTATCAAGAAAATTATCTATTACTTTTAGCTCTTTCATTACATTTATAAGTAAGATATAAATAAGGTATATAAAACAAAACTATGCCATTAACTCAATTAAACTTTCAACCTGGATTAGACACTGAGAATACTCCTACAGGAGCAGAAGGTAGATGGGTAGATGGTGATAAAATAAGATTTAGAAAAGGACTTCCTCAAAAAATAGGTGGCTGGACAAAATTTAGTGCAGATTATTATGTAGGAGTTGGAAGAGCTTTAGAACAATGGTATTCTTTAGATGGATCTCGTTATGAAGCTATAGGAACTGATAGAAAAATATATGTATATCAATCTGGAGATAATCAAGATATTACTCCTATAAGATCAACAGATGCTCTTGTTAATGCTATTACTACTACAAGTACAAGTAATGTTGTAACTATTTCAGATACAAGTCATGGGGCTTTATTAGGTGACTTTGTCACACTAAGTAGTGTAAGTGCTGACGTTGGTGGAATTTCTGCAGCCACACTAGATGGTGAATATGAAATTTTAAGTATATCAAATGTTAATGCTTATACTATTCAAAGTAGTGCAACAGCAACTTCTTCAGTAGGACCTACTGCAAATTGTACTGCTACTTATCAATTAAATATAGGTCCATCTATACAAACTTTTGGATATGGTTGGGGTGCTTCTACTTGGGGTGCTTCTACTTGGGGAACACCTAGATCAACATCTAGTGTAATCCTTGATGCACGGTTATGGTCTATCAATAATTGGGGTGAAGATTTAGTTATAACAGAAAAAGATGGTGGAACTTACGAGTGGGATCTTTCAGGAGGAATGTCTACTAATAGAGCTACAGCTATTGCTAATGCTCCTACTACTTCTACATTATCATTAGTATCTACAGAAACTAGACACGTTATCTGTATGGGAACAGAAACAACTATTGGAGACAGTACAACTTTTGATAAAATGTTTATTCGTTGGTCTGATCAAGAAAATTATAATTTTTGGACACCTAATGTAACTAACTCTGCGGGATCACAAAGAATAGCTGGTGGAAGTGAAATAAGATGTGCAAGACCTGCTAAAGGAACTATATTAGTATGGACAGATACTACAATGCAATCAATGTCTTTTATAGGTCCTCCTTTTATATTTGGTTTTAGACAATTAGGTAACGACTGTGGAGCTGTTGGTCTTAACTCTGCGATAGTCATAGATGATATAGCTTACTGGATGTCTGATGGACAATTCTTTAGATATGCTGGATCAGTTCAAGAAATACCTTGTCCAATATTAAATCATGTATTTGAAGATATTAATAAAGTTCAATATCCTCAAGTCTATGCTGCACAAAATTCTAACTTCTCTGAAGTGATATGGTACTATTGTTCAAGTGCCTCTGATCAATGTGATCGTTATGTAATTTATAACTATTTAGAAAACTCTTGGTATTTTGGAACTATGGATAGAAGTACTTATCAAGATAATGGAGTTAATTTAAATCCTTTAGCTACAGAGTATTTATCTACTTCTAACGCAAGTACTATTTCAACAATTAATGGATTAACTCAAGGTAGAAGTTTAATCTATGCTCAAGAATCAGGAGTAGATGCTGATGGCTCTGCTTTACAAGCTTATATTCAATCAGGTGATGGAGACATTGCTGATGGTGAAACATTTAGTTTTATTAATAAAGTTATACCAGACTTTCAAAATCAAACTGGAGACACTGTAATTACTTTAAGTGTTAAAGACTATCCTAATGATACAGCAACAGTAGGAGAAACTTTGACTGTAAACAACACAACTAGGTTCGTTAATACACGTATTCGTGGTAGACAATCTAATGTTAAGATACAAAATAATAATGTTGGAGATAACTGGAGATTTGGTACACTAAGAGTAAATATAAAACAAGATGGAAAAAGATAAATATACTATAAGACCAGCTCGAATATCTGATGCTGTTCGTATAAGAGAACTGTTAAAAACGTGGCTTACAGAGGCTCCATTCAACTTTGGAAACACTAATAATACTAAAGCTTTAGAGAATATAGTATTTTACATTAAGAATAGTTTTGTTATAGTAGTAGAATATGAAAATATTATTATAGGAACATTAGCTGCTACAGTTGATGAGACATGGTATAGTGACAAAAAGTTCATGAGAACTTTATGGTTACATGTGAATCCTAAACATAGAAACTTTAGGATATTTCGTTCTATAATGATAGTTTTTAAAGAATACGCACTAGCAAATAAAGTAACTGCGATATGCGAAATCTTTCAAGGTAAAGACGTTGAAAGAAAAGATAAGGCTTTTATTAAATTAGGATTTAAAGTTATCGGAGGAACTTATATAGTCAATGGGTAGTATTTTCAAACCAAGTGTTACAACAGTACAGGCACCATCGCAGTCATCGACTAGCTATGACATTCCTGCTTACTTTAAAGAAATTCAAGAAGATACTTTAAGACGAGGTCAAACTGAGTTTAGTAAACCTTATCAAGCTTTTCAAGGTCAACGTATAGCTCAACTTGATCCTTACGAAGTTCAAGCAGGTAATATATATCAAAATCAAATAGTACCTCAAGCAGGACAACTTGCTGCAATAGGTAATCAAACTTATGACACTGCTACAGCTCAAACTTATGCTAATCCTTATGAAGACCAAGTTGTTTCAGGAGCTTTAGGAGATTTAAGAGAAGCTTACGGTCAAACTCAAAAATCAATGAATGCATCTGCAATTGGTGCAGGAGCTTTTGGAGGATCAAGACAAGGAATAGAAAATGTTTTAGGTGCAGAAAGATTTATAGAAAGTGCGGGAGACACATCAGCAAGATTAAGACAAGCTGGTTTTGAATCAGGTGCTAATAGATTTGCTCAAGATAGAGCAGCACAAATGGGTGGTGCAACTACTCAACTAGGTGCTTTACAAGCAGCTTCAGCGGGACTTGCTGGTTTTGGAACTCAAGCTCGTGGTATAGCTCAAGCAGGACTTGCAGAAGGATATCGTGACTTTATAGAAGAAAGAGAATTTGGTGGTAATCAAGTTAAACAAATGATTGGTGCATTATCAGGTGCTCCTATAAGAAGTTATGGAGAAGAAAGAACTGGTTACACTACTACACCAGTCGCTGGTCCAAGTACCTTTGGTCAAGTTGCAGGAGCATTAACAGCTTATAACTCTGACATAAGATTAAAAGATGATATTAAATTAGTTGGTAAATCTCCATCAGGAATTAAAATTTATAACTTTAAATATAAAGGAGATGATAAAAAATATCAAGGTGTCATGGCTCATCAAGTTCCTCATGCATCAATTGTTAATGATGAAGGTTATTTAATGGTAGATTACAATAAACTCGATGTAGAGTTTAAGGAGATATAATGGCTTTAGAATTTATTCAAACGGATCAAGGTCCTCAAAAATTATCTTTTAGTAAAGATCAAGAAAGTAAATTTACTGAATCGGATAAAGCAGAACTAAAATCTATGAGAGATAAAGGTTATCTTACTTCTAAAGAATCTGAAATGGGTATAGAAAAAACTATTCCTGAAGAAGTAGTTAATGAAAAAGAAGTAATTAAAACTAAAGATGGTAAGTTTTCTATTGATATAATGGGAGCTTTATCTAATGTAGGAAATGTTGCAGGATCTGCTTTATCTAGTATAGGAGATTCCGCATCCGCTTTTGTTCAAGGTGTAGGATCAAATCTTTCTGCGATAGCAGAAGCTGTTCCTAATAAAATAGAAGAAATTGCCTCTGATCCTACAAAGAAAAAGAATTTTATGAGAGGTCTAGAAATTATAAATGCTTCTTCTGGTATAAAACCTATAGGTCAAGCTACGTCAACTTTTGGAGCTATTAGTGAAGGATTACTTAAAGCTGAAAAAGGATTCATTGCTACAGATTTAGCAAAATTAAAAGCAATAAATTCTAAAAAATCTGCAAGTTATATGTCTGGTAAAGAAAAAGCTTTATCTGATACTTATAAAAATTATGCTGATGATTTTGAAGCAGCAAGAAAAAATTATGCATCTATTGATACTCGATTTAATGAAGTATACAAATTAGCTAAAAAAGGAATAGAACCACCTACTGGTATAATATCAGCTACTTTTGCTCCTTTAGAAAAAGTAATAAATGAATTAGGTTTAAGTGAAAAAGCAGATAGTCTTTTAAAATCAATTGGAGAAAATAAAGAAACAGGTTTGACAAGAGAACAATCTATTGTTTTTAAAGAAATATTTGGAGCTGCTACTAAAAGACAAATTGTAGGTCAAGTAAAAGAATTATATCCTGTATCAAACAAAGATATAGAAATATTACTTCAAACTGTTGGAGATATAAATACAAGTCCTATTGCATTAAGAGCAATGGTTGCTGCTGAAAAAGCAGCTAAAGAAATTAATGATGTAGCTTTTAAGAAATCTTATGATATTGCTTTTGCTGGAGAAGGTAATGCTAATTTTAAAGCAGAATCACAAGACGCTGCTGCTGCAGAATTAGCTAAATTATATAAAGATCAAGTAAAACCAGAAACTTTAATTGAACTTTATGGAAGTTCAGAAAACCCTACAGCTTTTCAAATAGTAAATGCTAAATATCATCAAGATTTACAACCTGTATATAAAGATCAAGAAGAAGCAGGTGGATTCTTTGAAATGTTTAAAATAAGAGAAGAAGCGGCAGATAAAATACTGGAGGATGCTATTACTAAAGCACAAGAAGAAGCAGCTAAAGGAGACCTGCCAGTACCACCTGAATAATTAAAATGATATGGCAGAACTTAATGAAGCACAAAAAAAGTCAATTAATACTCTTGTATCGGAACAAGGTATAGATTTAGAATCAGCTACAGGTTTAATTACTGGTACTTTAACAAAAGAAGATTATTTATCTACTAGGCAAGTAGAGAAAAAAGAAAAAAATATAACTGATGTAAAATCTTTTCTTACTAGCGAAGGTTACGATTACGATTTAATTCAAGAAACAACTAAAAGTGTACTTAACAAAAAAAATGCGGCTTCTAATAGTGCTGCTGCAGATGATATTTCAGGAGAAAGTATGTATATGGACGAATATACTACTTCTCAAGGTGAGTTAGTAAATTTATCAGGAATTACTACTGATAAAAATAAAGAACTTCCAGCTTCAATTAGAACTAAATTAAGTTTTGCTGTTCCTAGAGATGACATTACTAAACTTGAAGCTAAAAGATTATATAAAGAATTTTTAATAGATGATAAAAAATTTGATAAAGATTTAGTTAATTCTTTAGATAATAAAATTCAATTTAAATATCAAGAAGTTGGTGGAAAAAAAGGTGAAAGATCAAGTACTGTTTTAATATATAGAACTCCTAAAGAACTAGGAGGAGATAATAAATGGACAGCAGCAAATACTCCTAGCCTTATTCCTAACTTAGGTGACCTTGGATCAATTAGTGGAGATATTATACCTATTGCTACAGCAGTAGCTGGTGCTATTGGTGGTAGTTTTGTGGGTCCTACAGGAACAGTTGCTGGTTCAGCTGGAGGAACTTATTTAGGAGAACTTTCAAAATTATATATAGGAAGAAGATTTTTTGATTTAAGTAAAGATCAAATGACAGATAAAGAATTTGATGCTTATGCTCAAAAAAGTGCATTAATAATGACTGGTGTTGATTTAGTTTTAACTCCAGCAATGTTAATTGCAGGAAGTGCTATTAAAAAAACAGTAATGGAAACTGCTAAAGATAGACTTTCATATGATTCTGTTAAAAAAATATTAAAAGGAGAAATTAATTTTGATGATCAAGTTATTAAAGATATAAAAATTGCAAGAGATAAAGTTTTAGAATTAGGAGTTCCTGAAGATTTAGCAAATGAATATTTAGCTTTAAGGGTAGCAAGAGCTATTCCAGGATCAGGGATAATTGAAAAAGGAACTAAAGCAGATTTAATTTATTCTAAAAAATTACAAGACCTAGAGAAAAAAATGACAGCAGCTAAAGTAGAAGATAGAGTAATTAAAAAACTATCAGGATTAGATGAAGTTAATATATCACCTAAAATGAAAGATGACTTAGTTACAAAAATAGGTGATGAAGTAAGAGAAATAAGAAGATTAGAAGTAGAGGCTGCAGAAAATGAAATAAGAACAGCAGAAGATATAGTAACTAAAAATTGGCAAGAAAACTTTTTAAAACCTGAAGTAAGAGCAATTGACGATTTAGGAGTTGTCTTTAATGATTTACAACAAAATCTTAAAACTTTATGGAGCACTGCTGATGATATAATTAGAAAAGAAGCTAATAATCTTCCAGTTATAATTAAACCTAAAGAATCAATAAAAATAGCTAATACTTTATTAAAAGATTTAGATGTTAAATTAATTGATAAAAAACCTAAACTTCCTAAAAAAGCAACCGCTGATGAAATAAAAGATTATAATAAAAAATTAGCAACATGGGAAAATGTTAATAATTTTGGTAGTTTTCTTTCAATTAAAGGAATGGTAATGTCACAAAAAGAAGCAATACAATTTATTAAAAAAGGATTAGCAGGAATAAAAGCTGGAGACACCTTAACTTATAAACAAGCTAGTGGTTGGAGAGCTTATATTATGAATGCTGAACAAAATTTAGATATATCTTCATCTACAAAACAACTTTTAACGAAAGCAAAAGGAATATTTCAAGATGGAATGGATGACGCCGTAATTAATTCTTCAAATACAAAAGCAATAAATGCAAATCAAACAATAAAAGATTTAGTTAATAATTATCAAGGCTCTGCTATTACTAAATTCTCTGACGAATTTATGATAGGTTTAAAACGTGATGGTGGATTTAATGTTAAACTTCCAGGAAATCAAAAAAATATATTTAATGCTTTTGTAGATAATACTCCTACTTCATTAAACAATTCTGCTAAATTAGGTAATATATTAAAATTACAAAACCTTACTACTAAAGGTGATATTAAAGGAACAATAGTTAAACAACAAGACATTAATAAAATAACTAATGCTCTATATGAAAATTATTATAATAAAGTAATTCCAAAAAGAGTAAATGGAAAATTACAAAAAACAGAGTTATCTCATGATGAATTTATAAAAAAATATGGAGAAAATTATAAACTTATTTTAGGAGATAATTTATATAATAAATTTGCTGGTTCATCTAAAAAAGCAATGGACGCATTTGAAAAGTCTGTTAAATTTCAAACTGAAACTATTGAAACTATTTCAAGAGATTTACCTGGTATTAATGTAAATGTATTAGCAAAAGATAATGCTCAGTCAGTTGTACGACATTTATATTCACGTATGAGAACTGATGATGTTGGAGCACTTGTAAAAAATTTAGAAAAAATTAATCCTCTTTTATTAAAAGATATAAGAACAACATTTTTAAATGACTTCGTATCTAAAACTAAATCTAATGGAACTATGAATGGTCAACTTTTAGATGATTTTTTAACAGAGTATAAACCTGTATTAGATGAATTATTTAGTAAAGATTTTACTGCTTCTTATAGAGATTTAGCTACTGGTTTAAAAACAATTCAAGAAACTATGGAGTTATCAACAACTCCTGGTGTTGCTGGATTAACAGAGCAAGCTAATAGAATAGGATTATTAATTGATATATTTGCTGGGCCTTTGAATCATAAAAGATTGATTCTAAATAGAGTAGCAAGAATACATGATGGTTTTGATATGGGTGGAGATAGTTTAGCTTTATTATTAGATTATAAAAAATTTATTGAAGCAGCGAAAAAGAAATTTTTAGGTGGAAATTATCCTAAAGCCTTTGATCAACTTGCTAATTCTAAAAGTATTAAATACAGAAGTTTATTTAGATCATTTTGGGATGCTTTAAAATCAACAACAACACTAGGTAAATTTGGTAAATTTGAAAGACCTAAAAATATTTTATATAATAGAATGAATACAAGGACAGCCCTAGGTTTAGAAGTTACTGAAGATGTTGGAGATTTTGAAGAAAAATTATCAAGTTCAGGAGCACTTTTAGGTTTGTCTTTGCCTAAAGAAGAAAGTGACTTTGATGTTGATCCTGCTGATTTACTTAATCAAATAGGTAATACTTTAGGAGTAACTATAAAAGATAAATCTAAAATGGCGGTAAATAGATTAATAAAAGGATTTAGATACCTAAAGAACTTAGGTTCTGAACAAATAGAAAAAGATTATGAAAAAGAAGATTATGAAAAAAAAGAACTTATAAAATAATGACTAAAAATTCAACTTCAATTAGGTTAGACAATCATGAAAAACTGTGTAGGATAATGCAAAAACAAACTCACGATAAAATGAATGACTTATCAAAACAAATTAATAGATTGGAAAAAATATTAGTTGGAGCAGCAGGCTTAATGATCTCATTACTAGGTGCTGGCTTGAT